AATTGATTATAGAACAATCACTAAAGAAGAACTAATCTTTCGAGTTATGACATTTGATCATATTCCAGAAGAGCCTGGTCGTAAGAAAAATCCAAAAACTATTGCTGACACAAAAACAAAACTTAACTTTCCTCCTTTTAAACATTATAAATTTAACGAAGATGGTGAACTAGTTTGTGTAGGTAAATCACACTGGGAAGGTGGACTAGAAAATGGTAATTTTTCTAAAACACACGGTACAGCAACTAATAAACTTGCAATGATGTGGATGAAGTTAGTCGATCGTTATGCTACAAGAGGTAATGTTCGTGGTTATACCTACAACGACGAAATGAAGGGTCAAGCAATACTACAACTTTCACAGATTGGCCTACAGTTTGACGAATCTAAGTCAAACAATCCGTTTGCATATTACACAGCAGCAGTTACTAACTCATTTGTGCGTGTAATTAACTTAGAAAAACGTAATCAAAACATTCGAGATGACATTCTAGAGATGAACGACTTAAAACCAAGTCATACTAGATTACATGAAGGTGAATGGGAAGCTGCAATTAGACGAAACGAAGAAGCAGATCCTACAGCATTTACTAAGAAAAAATAGTTTGACATCTTAATACTTTCCTGTTATACTTAAAAGAAAAGCGGAGTCTATAGTTGTTTAAAAAAGCGGCAGTATTTACTGACATACATTTCGGTCTGAAAAGTAACAGTAAAATGCATAACCAAGACTGTGAAGATTACATCGATTGGTATATAAAAACTGCAAAAGAGCATGGTTGTGAAACTGCGCTTTTTTGCGGTGATTGGAATCACAATCGAAACAGCCTAAACTTAACTACTATGGATGCAGGCATTCGCAGTTTAGAAAAAGTCGGCGCAGCGTTTGATAACTTTTACATGTTTGCTGGTAATCACGACTTGTACTACAAAGATAAACGTGATGTAAAATCTACTGAATTTGCAAAACACATACCAGGCGTTACTGTTATTGACGAAATATGGGAACAAGACGATGTTGCGTTAGTTCCTTGGTTAGTCGGTGACGAGTGGAAAAAGATGTCTAAGATTAAAAGCAAATATTTGTTTGGACATTTTGAACTGCCAAGCTTTTACATGAATGCGATGGTACAGATGCCCGATCACGGTGAGTTAAAAGCTGATCACTTTAAGCATCAAGAGTATGTGTTTTCAGGACACTTTCACAAGCGGCAAAAACAAGGACATGTACATTACTTAGGTAATGCATTTCCGCATAATTATGCAGATGCTGGCGATGATGCACGTGGTATGATGATCCTTGACAAAGAAAACAATGCTGAGCCGTTGTATATTAATTGGGATGATTGTCCAAAGTATAGAAATACAACACTAAGCAAATTATTAGATCCAACAAGTGGATTAATTAAACCTAAAATGCATCTACGTGTTACACTAGATATTCCTATTAGTTTTGAAGAAGCAGGACTTATTAAAGAAACATATATAAGAGATCACGGATGTAGAGAAATAACCTTAATCAGTCAAAGACAAACTGAAGAAATGAATACAGATTTAGACATTAGTCAGATGGCAAGTGTAGATCAAATTGTATCAAGTGAAATAAGCGAATTAGACACAGAACAGTTTAGCAAAAAAATGCTGCTGGATATTTACAACGGTTTAGAATGATAAAAATTAAAGACTTAACAGTTAAAAACTTTATGAGTGTAGGTAATGTAAGTCAAGGTGTTGACTTTGACCAACAAAGCCTCACACTCGTGCTTGGCGAAAACTTAGATCAAGGAGGTGACGATTCGGGTTCCCGTAACGGTACAGGTAAAACAACAATCATTAATGCATTGTCATACGCTTTGTACGGCCAGGCACTGACCAACATTAAGAAAAACAACCTTATTAACAAAACTAATAGTAAGGGAATGTTGGTCACGCTATCCTTTGACAAAAACAATACAGAGTACAGGATCGAACGTGGACGTTCTCCTAATATTCTTAAGTTTTATGTCAATAATACTGAACAAGAAGCAGAAGATGAATCACAAGGTGATAGTCGCAAAACACAAGAAGCTATTTCAGAACTATTAGGTATGAGTCACGATATGTTTAAGCATATTGTTGCACTTAATACATATTCTGAACCATTCTTAAGTATGCGAGCTAATGACCAACGTGCAATTATCGAACAATTGTTAGGTATTACAATTTTAAGTGAAAAAGCAGAGTCACTTAAAGAACAAGTAAAGGTTACTAAGCAAGCAATTACAGAAGAAACATTTAAAATACAAGCAATCGAAAGTGCTAATCAAAAAATACAAACTACAATTGACAGTTTAGGTAAAAATCAACGTGCATGGGTTGCAAAACGCAGTTCTGACGAAGAAAAACTTAAATCTGCAATCGAAGAATTAGAAAAATTAGACATCGAAGCTGAATTAGATGCACACGAAAAATTATCAAACTGGACAGAGCATAATAATTCTATTTTGGCTCTTAGAAAAGAATTAAGCACACTAGAGCCTGCACTAATACGTGCTGACAAGAGTGTAGAAAAAGCAAAAAAAGATATTGAAGAATTAGAAGATGCAATGTGTTATACATGTGGTCAAGAACTACATGCAGATAAAAAAGCTGAGATTGCAGAGCGTAAATCTAAAGAATTAGAAGATGCATTAGCGTATCAAAAAGAAATTACTAACAAAGTAACAGATGTTGCTGTTGATTTAGATATAATCGGTGATATCAATGGTAAACCGACTACCTTTTACGATGCTGCTAAAGAAGCATACGAACATAGAAGCAATGTTGAGAACTTACAAAATGCATTAGTAAACAAACAAGCAGAAATTGATCCGTATGAAGTACAAATTAACGAACTAAAAAGTACTGCACTACAAGATCTTGACTGGAGCATTATAAACGATCTTACAGAGTTTAAAGAACATCAAGAGTTCTTACAAAAGCTACTTACAAACAAAGATTCGTTTATACGTAAGAAAATTATCGATCAGAATCTAGCATATCTTAACAATAGATTAACATATTATTTAGATACACTCGGATTACCACATCAGGTACAATTCCAAAACGATTTAAATGTTGAAATTACACAACTAGGACAAGATTTAGACTTTGATAACTTGAGCAGAGGCGAACGCAACAGGCTAATACTAGGTTTATCGTTTGCATTTCGTGATGTTTGGGAAAGCCTATATCAAAACATTAATTTGTTGTTTATCGATGAGCTTATTGATTCAGGAATGGATAGTGCAGGCGTTGAAAACTCAATAGGCGTACTTAAAAAGATGACTAGAGAACGTAACAAGAACATCTTCCTCATATCTCACAAAGATGAGCTAGTTGGCAGGGTAAACAATGTATTAAAAGTTGTTAAAGAAAACGGCTTTACATCATATGCAAACGATTTGGAAATAGTAGAATGAAAATTAAACTCGGAGTTAGAGGTAGTAAACTTGCATTAGCATATGCAGACATTGTTAAACGTAAAATTAACTCAGTAGGCGACTATGACGTTGAAGTTGTAGTAATTAAAACCGATGGTGACATATATGCCAAAAAGAATATCGCAGAAATCGGCGGTAAAGGTGTATTTGTTACTAAAATTGAACAACAATTATTAGACGGCAACATTGATATTGCTGTACATAGTTTTAAAGACCTTCCTAAGGATCTACACGACGATACAGACATATTTGCTGTTATGAAACGTCACGATCCGCGTGATGCTGTTATCGGAAACTTAGTTGATGGTTGTAAAATAGGCACAAGTAGTCCTAGACGTAAATTACAACTTGCAAAGATGTTTCCCAACAGTGAAATACTTCCAATACGAGGTAATATTGACACAAGAATACAAAAAGTTCGAGACAATGAGTACGATGCTACAATTTTAGCAATGGCAGGTCTTGACACCATGGATTTAGGTCATGAAATAAGTAAGGTATTGGCATTAGAAGAATTAGTGCCAGCTGTTGGACAGGGTGTTATTGCTGTCCAAACTAAAAAAGATGTAGAAATAAACTTTTTAATGGATCAAATCAACCATTTAGAAACATATCAATGTGCAATGGCTGAAAGACAGATGTTAAAGGTGATAGACGGAGATTGTGATACTGCAATCGGATCTATCACAAATGTATGTGGAACTTTGTTAACTATTAGTGCATGGAATTATGAAAATAATTCCAGCTGTAAAGTAGAAGGCTTATTGTCTGATTACAATGCACTAGGTTTAGCAGCAGGATCCGCTATAAAATGAACGAAGATAACAATCATGAAGAATTAATTGAGGCATACCTTGCCTATTTTAAAGCAAACGAATGGTGGGAAACAAAACACTCAGTTCGTGCGTATTCTTCAGTCCAAAAGGCACTTAGAGATATCCGAAAAATAGCAAAAGATCGAAATACTGAAGTAAGGCTACAACAAAGGCAATTCAAAATCAATAATAAAGGCGAAGACTTTAAGAAGAGATAAACATTGTATGAATTGGACATACAAAGGTAATGAAGTTACAGAAATACCAAATGAGTATGAAGGCTTTGTTTACTTAATAACCAATTTAACCGATGACCGCAAATACATAGGCAAAAAACTAGCAAAATTTAAAACTACTAAGCCACCTTTAAAAGGCAAAAAAAATAAAAGGCGTGGAACTAAAGAAAGCGACTGGAAAACTTATTGGGGATCCAGTGATAGGCTAAACGAAGACGTACAAAACTTAGGCATAGAAAAGTTCACAAGAGAAATACTATATTTTTGTAAAAGCAGAGGCGAAATGTCTTACTTAGAGGCAAGAGAGCAGTTTAATAGGCGAGTTTTAGAAACGGACGAATATTATAACGGTATAATAAACGTGCGTGTAGGCGGATCAAATATCCTTAGAGAAAATTTAAAGGCACATCAGGACACTATTTAAAAACCAAAATCCAGCCGAGATAATGCTCGTTGCCGGTGGAGTGGTTAAGTCCAACAGGCTGTATGCTACGAAAACCCCTTAGCACTAGGAACGAAGCGGGGGATAGCGCATGTTGCGCGATGTCGACGTAGGTTGGGAGAGGTCAGAGCCCAGTAGCAAAGTCAAATACCTATTTCCAATGTCTCGACTATGATACTCACATGAAGATATCTTCGAGGACGACGGGACCCTGCGAGGTTCCGTCTGACTAATTAATCTACATGAATATTTAAACTTCATGTACTTTGTACATTCAGTTATTAACTACTAATTATAATAAAAACGAAGTGTTAGTTTGAGCGTTAGCGAAAACATATATCTACGAAGTAGATATACTAAATATATAAGTAAAAATTGGATAGTAATAATGAAACTAAATGATATTCTTAATGAATCACAAATTAATGAGTTTATACCTTTAACAAAACAAGGTCGAATGATTAAGAGAGCTGAGAAAGCAGGAGCTGCTGACATGAAAGCATCTGCTGATAAGTTATTACAACAATATGCAGCACATCTAGGTACACAACAGAAAAATGTAAAGAAGTCAAGTTATGACGATCTATTTGATTTCTTAAAATCAAAAAAAGTTGATGTTAGTAACATTGATACCACTGTTCCGATTAACACTAAGAGAATAATGCAGATATTTACTGCTAAAATAAAAGAAATAATGTCCAAAAAGCCCAGTGGAGGTTCATCACCAGCTTCTACAGCTAAATCTACAGCTAAACCGACTACAATGACTTATGCGCAAATTAAAAAAGGTGCAATGGGTTTAACACAAAAACAAAAACAAGCATTAGTTAAACAATTGCAACAAGGACTAACAACAGGAACCGGTGAACCGATTGTTGATCCGTCTAAAGTTACAGTAAGTCGTGGAAAAAATGGAAGATTTGGTAAAAAGAAATAATTAGTAAAAAGGTAATCCGCTTTTTTTAGTTGTTTCTAAATTTTCTTTAATCAAATTACCGATTATTTCTCTATCTTTATAGCTCATTGCAAATGCCTCGTCTATAGTAACGCCACCGCGCATATACCATGACATTTTAATAATCTCAGCTCTTAATTCTAATTGTTCATCTTCTAATTGTTTAGATTCTTTTAAAATTTCGTCCAGAGGCATGTGCAAGATTTTTATCCGAAAAAACTTGATTGATCAAACGTTATTGGAACTTGAAAATCAGTTGGTGCACCTTGTTCTTGTTCTTCTTCAGTAGGTTTAACTACAATAGGTTCGATAAGAAATTTGTCTTTTTCTTTTTCAAAGTGTGATTTAAGTCCATTAAAGAAGCTACTGCTTGCATTTTTCATAAATTCAGTTATGTGTGCAGGATTTGATACTACTGTATCATCTACTTCAATACTAACTACTGCTGAAATCATTGAATCGATTGTCATTTCGGTTAATCTTTTAAAGCTTTTAGTAAATTGTGCAATTTTTTCTTCTTCAGACATTTTATCATCATTAACAAGTGCAAACACACGTTGTTCTTCAAATGTTTTCATACTACTTTTAGTAAATTCACGATAATTAAGTGGTCTAATGTTAACCTTCATACCGTCAACTATTAATACATCGTTGAATTCAACTGACACAAGTTTATTAAGAAGTATTCTAAGATCAATACCGTATTCTTTTGTTATTGAAGTTCCTGGTATTGTAGTGCTTATGTCTAATTGTTCACCGAATGTTGCAATACGCAAGGCAATTAATAATGCATCAAGATCAATGCTTGGCATTAACCAAGGATCGTTAATACATGGTACACAGCTTTTAATAACATCTACAGTTGCTTGACCGTTTAACAGTGCATCAGGTGTTTTAATTGTAAGTTCGTCTGATGCAGTCATTGGAAAAATTGGTATTTCTCCATTTTCAGGTAATGTTATAGCTCC